AATAGCTACATCTTGATTAAAATCAATATTACTAACGTCATACGTTACTATTGAATTATCTTCGTCAAAGTATAGACCTCCTTTAGTTTGCGTCTGTGGGTCGTAGCTTGGTTTTACTACATCGTAAATTCCAATAGCTTCAAGCTCTTCTTTCGATAGGTTGTTAGCCCCTCCTAAAATATATTTAGTAGGAGTCTTTAGTGAGTTAGGTAAACTCTTATATATGGTTACTATTCTTCCGTTCTCTACTGCTGCTTTCATAATTATATACTTTGTGAAATTGATAAGAAAAATGTGTTAGCGGCAGTACAAGCAACTTGGATAAAGTTTACTGCACCTGCGGTAGCACTATAACTCCCTGCAATAGTGGTAACAGTTATTCCACTGTTAAGTGTTAATCCAGACGTTCCCCCAGAGTCTGTTATGATAATGTCTTTCACATCGCCTATTGAGGCGTTTGTGAAATTCAATTCAATAGATATACTTGAGGTTATTGTAAATACCGCTGCGGTATCAAAATCTAAACTTAATGTAGATGCGGGAGAAACAGCAGAAGATCCTCTTAAGCTGTCTCCAGTCCCACTCTGACCATAAATGTCAGTAGTCATATTATTAACCTTTATAAAGGCGGCTCTGAGCGTATCCCCAGTTCCATCGTCAGGGGCTGACCCAACTCCTATTGTTTCTCGTGCCATAATTCTATTTTGTTATATTAATGTTTGATCTGCTGTTATTAGTATTGTGTCTGCTTTATATGCTGTACTATCTACCGATAATTCAAGTATATCTGATATCCAACAAGTGGGTGCTGAAGGTACATAAATAGCATCTGTTGTGTCATCTACATCTCCCCACCAAGAAAAACAATATATCCTACCCCAATTTATTCCGTTAGCCATCTTACTTTTTTATCGTTTTTAAATAGTTAGTCAATTTTATTATGTTAGCCACTTTAGGCTTATATGTCTTAATTAAATTACCCATCCGCCATATGTTGGGTCTTTATCTGGATACATACCAGTATCCTGCGCTCCGGTATACTCCGGATAATCTCCACTCTTCTCATCTATGAAATCAAAAAACCTGTTCACATAAAAGTCAGCAAAGTCTTTAGCCCTAGATGTTAACGAATCAAGCTCACTCTTTGTGAGAGTATCACTAGATTCGGTAGTATGTTTAAATATCCCTCCGTTACTGATCTGATAAGCAGCAAAAGGAATGTAACTGTACTGACTATACCATATAAGCATAGGCTTAATGTGGCTGTTCAGTAGTGTTTTATAAGCAGCATTGGCGGCATCATCAAGAGTGCCGCCTGTGATCAAACTTTGTATTTTCTCGTATAACTTAGTGCCTAAGAAGTTCTGTATATGTATATCCTGGGCCACCTCAACAAATTGAATTAGCTTATCTGTGTCTAAAGCTCCGTCTATGATAGACTTACGCTTCAGCTCTGTCATTGTTATAAATAATGCCTTACTCATCTTCTTCGGTAGGTTTTTCCTCAACAACAGCCTCAGAAACGCTCTCAGAAGCCTCCTGCTGAACGATCTCCTCTTCTTGGATATCTTCTACCGCAGAAAGCTTTTCTCCCGTCTCCTCTTCTCTCTTGATCTTGGTCTCTATATTGTCTAATTCTGTAAATTCTATTGGTTGTAGCGTAACAAAGTATAAATCCAGTGAAATGTCGTTATATAACAACAATTCTTTAAATGCATCTAATAGCATCTGCTGAAATGGCCTAATAACCATATTATCCATCAAAATAGATGCTGTTCTAAGCTCTTCAGCGTTATTTCCGAAGCCAGTGTTGTCTTTTATCCCTAAAAGGATAGGAGACACCACTCCGTGGCCTATCATTATCTTTTCTCGGCTTTCTTTAGCTAAAAACTCGTATTGAGCGTGTGCATCTGGTAGGTTTATAGGGTCTATGTTAGATTGGTTCTCTGAACCATCATTAAACGCTAAAATGAACCGTCCTGCGTTGCTAGTACCACTAAATTTGTCGTATATCTTGCGTTCAATCAATTCCTGGACCTCTTCATTAGGTATACCGTTGTTGAAATTGATCAGCATACTTGGCTGAAGGCCGTTTTGTATGTTTGATAAGTGATAATTACTTACTTCCTCCTCCAAGGTTGCATATTGAAGGCATCCTTGGTAGTCTACGGGTGAATAATAGTAAAAACCAGCCTTGTAAGGCTTAATGACATATAATTCAATTCTCTGAGACTTCGTACCATTGCGATAAGTAGGTATCTTTTTAGGTTTGTCACTAGGCTTAATATTCTTCCAATCGCTATGATAATAATACGCTTTAATTTTACCGTCTTGAGCCTTCTCAGCACGCAATGTCTCCATTGGGAAGTGATATAGGCCAGCTATTTCTTTCTTTCTATTCTTATAAACTACTTGAATGGCAGCTTGGCCAAGCATTTTGTAGTCTGTTACTATCTTTCTTACATCTTTAGCATTTAAAATGCTTTTCATTTGAGCAAACATAAGCGGCTTCTCCTTGGAGTCGGTAGCCTCAAGCCCTCTACCGTAAATCATATCAGAGATACCATTGATGCACCTACTATTAGTAGGACTTCCTAAATACCTCTCAATTAACTCGCCAAAATAGTTATTATCCTCACCATACTCGATATAAGCATTTCTGCTCTTCTCGACTATCTTAGGCACTTCGTACCCTGTAAGATTTACTACTTTTACATTCTTCATACCATTATATATTGTTGACTACTATCACCAGAATCGCTTTCGGTGTATTTGCTATCATTTATAGTATATACTGAGTTCGACAAATAAGAGTCGGTACAGTAAGCCTTGTCTCTAAATAAGAGTGTTGACCCACTGAAAATCTCATAGTTGTAAATACTATTGTCTGATAGAATACTGAAGGTGCAATCAAGGTCAATAAAGTTTCCATTAACAGTAGACGATAAACCAGTCAAAGTTTCTGACTTATTGGTCCCGTCTTCCGTTATCTTAAGAGACAATCCAGACTGAGCTGTACTGACCCTAGGTAAAACTTTTATTGTTTGAGCATCGGTGCTCGGAAGTAGTCTTATCATACTAATATAACTAAAAAAAGGCTTCAGTGTTTTATATAAAAAAAGGGGCCATATAAGCCCCTTTTAATCACCAGGAATAAACCTTACGCTGGATCTCTCTGAGCATTCTCAGTAGCAGTAGGCGTAGACATTCCCGCAAAGGGATCTGTGTCAGTTGCTCCATCTACAAAATTAGGTAGAGTTGTTTCGTTGGCTGTTAAAGTCAACGTGTATCCATTTAAGTCTCCCATCGCTGTGCCCGTAACAGCAGTACCTCCAGTAACTTCTGCTCCGTGCTCTCTTCCAACTAAAAGAAGCTTATTGTCGAATGTCTGTACAAAGACGTGAGGTCTTCCGTAAGTCATAAGCTTAAGCTCTTTGTTGTCCTCCTTAGTCATCTTATGAAGAGTAAGGTTCACTACTTGCTCAAAGAATGTCGTTCCATTCTCAATTGAGCTGTTTATATTTGATTCCAGAGAAGAATTACCCTTGACATCATAAGTGCTGTAAGTAAAAGCATTACTTGGAGCATTAGTTATATCTGCAACCTCATCGTTTGATCCGATTGCTACAGATCCTAAATCCCCGAAATTAACAAAATGCACTTTTACTACGCCACCTACAGCATCTTTACACGGTTTTTTCCTTCCACCCGTTAAATCACAAGCCATATTTTATAGTATTAAAAAAGGGTAGGCAGGCTCAAGGCTCACCTACCCTTTTATATTAAACAATTATTCTTATGCGTACAATACGATGTCTCCGCCGATAGCGTGCTGGATACCAGCAGTAAATCTGACAATGACTCTCACATTCTGACTTCCGTCAAGGTCAGCCATATCAATGACTTTCACTTCATTAGTGTCAGACAATAAACCAGTTCCAAAGAACAAGTTTGACTTTTCAGCAGCTACCATTGTGTCGCTGCTCATTCCGCTTGCAAGCTCTACGTTGATACCATCAAAAGTTAAAGCACCTCCGTTGAACCACTGAGTTCCCTTAGAATCTGTACCAGCGGCACCTACGTTGCTAGCAAATCCACCCAAAGCTCTTACATAAGCTCTGTATACATTAGGAGCTACATAAACAGTCAAATCTTCAGCACCATAAACAGTAGAAGGGATAGCATCTACCACAGCTCCCATTTGAGCGATTACGTTAGAAGAAGTAACAGTTGTAGCAGTTACATCATTAACGTCACCGTCAGCACCTAGAGTAGTTTCGAATCCGTCAAACTGACCTTCTGTGGCGTTAGTACCAGCCCAGATGTTAGTTTCGATTCTTTGAGCTACTTTAGAAGAAACGTGTGCAAGTAAAAAGTCAGAAAAGCTTGCGGGTAGATCAGAATAAGCTGAATATCCCATAGAAATTGCTTCCCAGTCAGATACGAAATCTTTCTTACAAAGTTGTAGGTTCACTTGAAATTCTTCTGGTTGAAGGATTCTTTCAGTTAATGTCAAAGTAGAAGTAGCAGTAAAGTCGCAAGTGCCGTTCTTAACGATATCGTCAGAAGCCACTTTCTTCATTACTTCTTTATACTTTACATTAGGCTTGATCGTGATCAAATCTTTCGATAGAGTTGATCCGCTTAGTAAAGCAGCAGAAATGTATTTCCCTGCAAACTCACCAGCATAAGTAGTAGTAATTGATGTAGTTGTTGCCATTTTTGTGTTTATTTATTAAATTTACTCATATTGTTTAGTACTCGATCTAGGGTAGTCTCTCTTCTGTTTTGAGAGAATAGCTTCATTTCAACTTCTGCTTTTGCTTCTGGAGTATGAACCATAGGCTCAATATCAGCCTCTACAGCAGCTAGTTCTTCCTTAGGAACCTCGCTATTGTATTTTTCAGAAGTAGATTTAATCTCTCCCATTAATGATTCTACCATTGCTTTAAGTTCAGCAAATTCTTCTTTAGTGACGTAAGAAGCTTCTGTAGCTTCTTCCTCAGCCTCTACAACTTGATCTTGTTCTAGTTGATCGCCTTCAGACAACACAACTTCTTCCCCTTCGGGTGATTCATTCACTTCCTCTACTACTTCTTCAGTAGCGGAAAGCTCTTCCTTGATCTCCTCTTGGTTCTCAACCTCTTGAGACCCCAGAAGAACATCTTTTAGTTTTTCTACAATTTCTGTCGCTTTCATAGTTTAAAATATATTAATATTACTAGTTTTTAATGTGCTTGTTGTATTTTTAGCTTAAGTCCTCTATAACCCAATAGTAACCTTGGTCACTGCCATTGTTTATTATTTCTTCGTGAGCAGCGTTATTTACTGCGCTACCAGAGACGCTGGTAACTGCGCTAAATACCATTTTGTAACTTGTCCAGCTTGATGCATTACCACCATAAGGACTAGCGGGGACTGTTCCTAAAGTATCCGGAGTCACATAACTAAACGTGTTGTTTATCCCACTATCTGTTTCAAACTTAACGATTAAGCTATCAGATGGGCTGTAGAATGAAACTCTTGTGTCTCTAAAAGCAAAGGTACTTCCTGGAGTAGTTGTTTGGCCTCTTATTTCTGTTCCTAATTGATTAGACAACGCTACAGCATTAAGCCTGCTCGTTTCGGGGTCATTGCCATATATACTAAATGCGTAAGTGTTAGAACTTGTGTTTGCTATAGGCTCTACAGATATATAATTGCCAGCTGCTGGTGTTATCTGACTAAAGAAGAACGCGGGTTGTTGCGTTGCTACAACAGTACAAGATAGGGTCGCTCCAGCATTAGTATACCCAGAAGGTACAGTTATGTTCACCGTCAGAGTCCTATTGGTCTCTGAGGTGACAGTACTAAAGCTAGAGGGTGATGTACCACTTATTGTTCCTATATCTACAGTTGGTGTCACATAATTACCACTAGCATAAACACTAAATCCTGAAATAGTAACCTCGCTACAATCAAGAACATTATAAGGCGGCTGTGTTGCTGTAGTAGTACAAGCTAACGTACTGCCTGTGTTGAAATATCCTGCTGGAACCGTAATATCTAGGTTCAATGTTCTTACAGTATTAGTAGATACGGTAGCGTAAGAAGCAGGGCTGCTTGATGAAATGGTTCCTATGTCTAAAGTAGGCAATGTTATTGCTCCATTTTCATCTACAGCAAATCCACTTATCGTTATATCTGAGCACGCTAAAGTGGGAGTCAACGGCTGTGTGGCCGTTGTAGAACAGTTAAGCGTTGCTCCTGCGTTGAAGTATCCAGAAGGAACTGTAATATCTACGTTTAAAGTTCTAGACGTACTTACATCTACTATCGCAAATGACGCTGGACTTGTACCAGATATCGTACCTATATCAGCACTAGGAAGTGTGATAGTTCCATTCTGAGCCACTGCAAATCCTGATAGTGTTATATCACTACACGACAGTGTAGGTGTTGCTGGTTGACTGGCTGTAGTAGTACACTCTATAGTTTTCTCAGCATTGCTGTAGTCACCAGGAACCAATATAGAAACCGTTAAAGTCCTTTCTGTAGAGGTATCAACGGTAGCAAAAGAAGCTGGCGTTGTAGCCGTTATAGTGCCTATATCTGTAGTGGGCAAAGTAATTGTACCGTCTATTGCTACACTAAAACCACTTAGTGTTAGGTCTTGACATCCAAGAGATGGAGCAGAAATGCTTCCAATCCCTTGGTTAATTAATTCGCCATCACAACACTTCCTTGAGTATGTTGCACCGTCCTTACATAAACACGCTCTTCTTGATCCCCTGGGACTTGAATAACTTCCTCTTTTGCTCCTCATTAGCTTAAACTACCATTTTGTGTTCTTTGTATAAAGTATTCAATATCCCACACATTAACACTTCCACCAACAGCAGTAATGTGAATAGATGCACCTAACGACAATACATTAGCATCCACATAAAACGAATACATTTCGTGCTTCTTTTGTTCTGCGTCATTGCCTTTGTAAAATGCCATTGCACTAAATAAATTTTCTACCGTACTTCCACTTGAACCGTGTTGAAATTCTATCTCTAAATGTGTTTGGTTAGCGTTTGATGCTGATGCTTTTAGCATTAACGAAACTATATAGACATCATTTAGATTAACTGGCGTCAGTTTAACAGTCGTACTATCGTAAAAGTTTATTGATGAATGACTTTTTATTGTAGTGCCGCTATTGTTTGGTAAGGCAACCTGTACACCATCTGACAAAGCAAGCTTGTTGCTTGAAGTATACACAGTATCTTGGTATCTTGCCCAGCCTAATTGCGTGGTTCCTCCTTGAGGATACACCACTACATTGGACCCATTATGGCCCATATAGAGCGCATCAGTAGTATGCAACATTGCGCCATTTTCAATATTCACGTTATCCACCTCAGATTGATCTGTATGATGGACGTGAACTTTATAAGAAGTGTTTTTAGTTGTTGCCATTATTTACTAGACTTCGGATGTTTCTTTGGTCCAATCTCGGCCATATTGTGTTTCTCGCAAGGCATATACCAAGTATCGCCTTCGTAGTCGTGAGTGTGATATCCTTCACACCCTATATCTTTAGCTGCTTCTTCCGCCTCCTCCTGTGTAGAATATGCAGCTCTTCCGTCTATTACTGTCGCAGAAGCTTCTATCGCGTTTAATCCTTTGAGTTTAGAAGTAACCCAGGTCAGCATACTTTTGCCTCCCCATAGTAAATAAGAAATGGTTCCGCAAGCTTCTGAGTTGCCAGAGTCGTAATATGTTTCTGCTCTAGATAAATAACTGTAGATCCTCTTGAGGGTAGATAATGTAAATTTAGTATTTCCCTTTGCGATTTGTTGTCCTCTGACTTTTCCCACTTGGGTAGCACAACGATTTCCAACTTTCTCATTTAATTCTATACCTCTTTTAGCATTGTTGACAGCAGACTCTGGATATCCTCCATAAGACTCTAGATCTACCTCCTCAGAAAGCTCTGAGATGGCTTCTAACAGCTCGTATTCTGCATTTAGTTCCTCAACGCATTCTTCGCAAAAGGACTCAGGCAAAGTGTCCTGAGGGCCCTGGTCAGCATTATCTGCAAAGTATCCTTCAATAGAAAATCCGTGGACCTCTCCATCTTTAACCTTTTTCCAGACATCGTCATTATATACCTTCATAGAAACCATCCAGGTTCCTACTGGCACATCAAATCCATATTTCCTAGACTTATCTTTCTTCTCATCCTCCACTAGCCAGCTTTCTACCACGGTCATACCGTCAAGCTTTTCGCTGTGTTCTAATGTAGAGTTAGACTGATATCCACGCTTAAGGAAAAGCTCTGAGGCTTTTCTAACCGTGTCTATAGAGAAATATATGTAGTAATCTTCATCTTCTCCCCTTCTTAATATTTTCTTATTAGGGACTAAAGCAGCTCCCATTAGTATCCGCTTTTCAGCGTCTACTTCAGCAAGCATAACTGGCTCTTTTCTCAGAGCAATGAAGTCTTCTTCTATAGCTGGGTTTTCTACTACCGAGATAGCTTCTATCCCACTAAATTCGTTTTCTTCGTCTATAATGAGTTCTATTACCTTCTCCATACTATTATAACTGTTTATTTTGACTATTGTTTTATTATCCTATAGAGGCTTGTTGTAGTCTAGCGTTTTCTAATTGTTGTGCGCTTGTTATGTCACTCTCTACAACATAAGCCCTTAAGGGTTCTTGTCTGGCAGTAGCAATACTTCTGCCTATCTGGTCTACATTAGATTGACCTACTACGTTGAATACTGGGGCTTGAGATGCTCCAGCTCCCGCCCCTCCAGAATCTTGCCCTGGTGGTGTGCCCGAGTTAAGAGATCTTAAGGCAGCTACAGTTGAAGCGACCAAAGCTCCTTGAGTAGCGATAGCCCCTGCTAATTTAACGGGTGCAGGACTAAATGATTTATCTCTAACAAACCAACTTTCCCATATACCTATACTAGCAGCAGCGGCAGAGGCAATAATAGATAATTTAGCTAAGCCTTTGTTTTGTTCGTTTAATTGTGCTGCTTTATTTAGAAAGTCCGCAAGTCCTCCGATCATATAGTTGTAGTGATCAAACTTCTCTTGTCTTTCTATAACATCATACTTCTCGTTTATGGCAGCTTCTGCTAGCTTAAATTCTTTTGTTTCGTGCAAAATCTCATCAAACTTACCTCTTAATGCAGCTAATTCTTTTTCTCTTGAATCTGGGGTAAGCCCCAAAATCATCTCAGTAAGAGTGTGTTTTCCTTCGTTTAGCAATTGAGTGTCAACAAAATCTTCAACGTCATCTATATATTCAGGAACATTATCGTTTAACCACTTCTGAAATTTCTTATCATCCTCGGCTGCTCTATCAGCACTAATGCCAAATAAATCAAACAAACTTACGTCTCGCTCTGTCCCTTCTCTAAATATATCAGCCAATTCCTCTATAGAAAGTGCAACAAACGCTTTAAATTTCTTTGTTGCTTCTGGAGCGTTTTCACTTTGTTTGAATAAGTCTTGTCTTAAGTCAAATATTTTGGAAAGAAGCTCTATCCTTTTTAAGTTAAATTTATTTATATCTTCTTGTTCCTTTAAATCTGGCCTAGTTTTTTCTAATTCAGACAATTCTTGTTGAATGCTTACTAAATCAAAAAACTTATTGTAAGTGTTGGTTAGTGTTTCGTTATTTAAATTTCCGCTTTTTTCTAAATCTCTGATAGCTTTATCAAACTCCTTAAACTCTTGTCTTAATGCTTTTGTTCGTTTTCCTCCTACAGTAAGAAGTCCTTTCTCCTCTCCAAAAATACCAAGAGCTGTATTCTTTAACCCCTCCAGAGAAATTACTTGGTCATCTAAAGCATCGTTCAAATCTTTAACTTCATCTTTAGCTTTTTCATTAGATATAGCATATCCTTCAAGAATAGCGATTAAGCTTTGAAATGTGAGTATAATACCTAAAGGTCCTAATAATTGTTTACCTAACTGTTTAAAAGCTAAAGTAACACCAGCTATACCTCCACCTCTTTTAGAAACCAGTGTTATAAATAAAGTAGATAATTGAGAAAGGTTATTAGCCATACCCCTAATACCAAAGTTGGAGTCGGATATAGTTCTACCTAATTCTGTCAATGTAGCCCCAGCAAGACCAGCGTCTGAAATTGTGTTTTGTAATCCAGTATTAGCTTTCCCTAATTCGGCTTGTTGCCTCTTAAGGTCTGTGCTAACTTTATTTACAGCATTGTCTAGGCTAACAAAAGATTTGGTCAGGCCATCGACTTTAACCTTGCCCTTATCGTTTATCTCAAAAGTAAATTGTATTCTATTGTCGGCCATATTTTCTACGTTTAACTGTTGCTCTCATCTCTTTAAATGTCTCTGGGGCTTTATGGCTTCCCTTTGCAAACTGAATTAATTCGTTTGCATCATAATAGTCCATAAGCTGTAATCCCTCTATAACTTGCTTTATCATAATTTACTCTGTTATTGACTGACTTAGGTCTGCTGTTATCACTGTATTGTCCACTGTCAAGCCATCAAATGAAACATTATAAGACAAATCTTTTTTGTTGTCTATAAATAACTCGTCTTTAGTTTTATCTAATAGCTCAAATTGCGTTTTATTTAGTAACTCAAAATTGGTCTTCCCACTAAGAAGGTCAGTAGTCATCTTGTTTATTGTATACTCTGTTCCAAAAATTACTATTGTGTCATTTAAGGCAATCTCTCTTATTTTCTGCTCTGGCAGAACAGCATTCATTTTGTATAATCGTCTTCTTGGATCAAAAACATTTATTATATAATTCTCGTAATAAGACTTAAATAATGTCTGAGGAAACGTCAATCCAGTATATTCGTTTAGCTCTGCAAAAAAGTTTATATTCGGAGTTAAATCTGTATCTGACTGTAAAGAGATATAAGTTGGAGTTAAGGCAAGACTGTTTGAGGGTACATAGTAATTTGTAAGAGTTGACGATGTTGCGCCAGTTACTACTTCTATATCATTTCCTCCAGATTGCCTCACGGGGTAGAATAGTAGTGGTTTACCAACAATACTGTTTTGATTGTTATCCACACTATATCCCCACTGAATAGAGGTTTTGTTTGCTATGTTTGTGTGATCATCCCTATTCCATAGTCTTTCATATTTCTGATGTTCGAAAGGCACTTCAACTTCATACTTTTCCCCTATATTAAGGAGGTTACTCCCGTCAGTAGTGGCGTTTGGCCACAACTCTGTTGCCCAAGATTTTCCTGCAATTTGCTCGTGTTGATCTGCAATTATTGTTTCTAAACCCTCGTATTTAAATTCAACCTCAGAAAAAGGTAGAGCTGATTCTACAGTAGATTCTGTAGTGTCTATGTATCTTGTTATTTCCCTTTTAGTTCCTTGCCTATAAAAAGTATCTAATGGAATGACTTTCATTTGACCTGAGTCACCCTCAGTGACGGTCAAATTAAACATCTTGAATAAGCCAGCTAAAAAGTCTATTATTTTAGTCTTATTAGGCATAAGTGTTGTTGCACTAAATTCAAAAGATGCATCCACTGTAATCGTACCAGTATAGCTAACAACTCTAGTTGCTGTGAAGGTGCCAAACAGACTTATATCTGCTGGTTTATTTTTCTTTAGTTTAAAGTCAAAAGTAAAAGTGCCAGAAGAAGCTGTCTCTATATGATATGTATATCTACCATTAGGCAAATCTTCTCTAGGATCTCCAGCGGCATCGTTGCCCATCATATTTAAAGGGTGAGAGTCTCCCTCTAAATCATCATACCTTTTATACTCCTGTCCATCCTTTTTAAGGATAAAATTATATATCACAGAAGCGGATGGTGCTGTTATTCTTGCATCAATATAAAACTGAATATCACTATTAGCTCCGTCTTGTATCTCTTGATATTTTGTAGAATTGGGGGCGGGTATGAAACCAGGTGTAGACGATTTCATTCCAGATTCACTACTACCAGAAGGAGTGCTAAAACTGGTTATTTGTATTTGAGGTAAATCAGCGGTTATCTGCCCTTTTTCTCTATTCAGCCACATAAATAACTCAGCATAAGCTGGGTTCTTGAATAGTGTGTAAGTGTTAAACCCATACTGTTTAGTTTCCGTACCTAAAGTAAAAAAGTCATCACTGAACGATATGTTAGAGTACTCTTCTTCTATAGCTTTAACGATAGTGTGAATCCTTAGGGCAGGCTTTACATCCCTGTAATCTAATCCTTTTTGATTTCCGTGGGGATATAGATTGTATTCCTTGGTATTATCTACAGAATCGTATACTAATTTTTCTGTTGATGTTATAAGAGGAAAAAGCAATCCATCATCGATAGTCGTAGATCCAATAGTTACATCCGTAGCAGCATTCATTAGATTCACTACATTGTTTGAAGTGTAAGCTATCTTTATATCCTCAAGGGGAGATAAGGTGTCTAATGTTTTATCCCCTAGTGTTTCAGCAAGTTTAACTGTATCGCCAAAAAAGGTTAGGCTATATGAGTATGGTTTGTTGCCTCTCATATTAGCTGACATAAGTTGTATCCGACCCTTCTTGAATAGATTGTAGTTTAAATGTAATTGAGCATTAACTCTCTTTCTTATGTCAAAATATCCTTCCCCAGCTATATTAGCATTGTAAAAATGCTTAAATATCTGGTTGTTCTTTTTACTAGCAGGAACAGTAAAAGTCTTAGAGAACTCAGTAAATACTTTAGATATATCTCTAATATCCTGCTTAGACTGAACCAACTCTATGCCCTCAAAATCGAAGAACTCGACCTGGTCATAGCTAGAAGCTTCAGTAATGTATAATTGAGCTGAAATCATTATCTAACAGAATTTATCGTTTCAGAGGCAAAGTCAAATTGAACGGTATAATTAATTGTTTTATTGTTTACGCTAGTAGCATACTGTAATTGTTTTGTTGTGGGAATGGCCGCCAATACATTACCTTCGTAGGTAATCCAAGAGTCTTCAGATAGTAGTAGTTCCTCTATCGTTTGATTAAAGTCTTCATTGACAAATCCAGTGTTAAGGATAAGCCTAGTCATACCCTTGACATCGTATCTTTGCATTTGAGATTCCTTAGTATCATAAGAAGCAGAAGAACTTATAATGTTCTTCTGAAACCTAGCATCCGTCACTTCTAGACCTTCTGTAGACTTCTTGAAGAAGTACATAGTCTGTATCACTCCATATTTATTTATAAACTGGCATTTAACAGGCGTGAACTTAGGTTCACAGACTGGTATTAGGTTTATGCTTTTTAGTAGTGTAGTTTGGCCGTTGTTATATACGTTTATAGTATATGGCGAATTGTTAGTGTTAGGAGCAAATGTGACGTACTTAACAGCACTTGCAGCAGTATTGTCAAAATCTGCTGCTAAGTCTACTGTAGTAGGCGTGCCATTTACAGTATATGTAATTTCTATATCATCTTCTGTAAAGAAAGGGATATCTATAGATGTCCCTTCTGGAGTATAAACATAGTCAGATGATACAAGTGCGTGCCTGCTAAGTTCGGGCTGTACCCCATCTTTAAAATATCCATACCCATCAAATGCTAAAAAGTATTCTGTTGCCATATTTTATGTTATTGTAGATTCTACTTGAATCCATTTTATGTAACTCTTATTACTACTAAAAGGTGTTGCTATTGTTTTATCTAAATGCTCTCTTACTATGTCGGATATTTCAAATATTACATAATTATCTCCAGGAAGAGGCTCTTTCTCTATTGTTGTTATTTTAGTGCCTTTGTCTGTATTCTTTGTCCCAGAATATACATACACATCTATCGAAGTCTTAACCATACCAGATTGAGTATACTTAAGATAAAAAGGACTCCGTACGTTTGCTTTTACTTCTGGCATATTATGATGATGGTTGATCTGCGGTTACTACACACAATGCGTTTTCTTGACCTGAGTTAAAATTACCACTAGGAATTGCTATATTTACTCTAGCAGTCCTTGTAACAGCACTGCCAGTAGTATTTGCATTATAACTAGCAATTGATGTCCCTGTTCCAGGATTATCTAAGTCTTCGAAATTAACTGACCTTATTGTTTGTGTCCCAGAAGATGAGGTGGGATGTGTTATTGTCCCATCTTGGGCCACTGCAAATCCAGTGATATCTGTACAGTCAGGTATAAAATCTTGCGTTATAGTGTCTTCTATCTGAACCCACTTAACGTAATCTATATTGCTGTTTAATGGCGTTGTAACGTTAGGTTTTAAATAGTCCCTAATAATATCTGCTAAGTCGACTATAACATAATCATTGCCGCTCTCTGGGTACTTCCTTATGCTATACTTTACAGTTCCCTTATCTGTTGTTTTCGTGCCTGAATATACATATATATTAAGATCAACGAATTCTACGTTTGTTCCAGAATACTTCTTAAAGAAGGGGCTTCTTACGTTTATCTTAGTTGACATTCTTGCTTATTGATTTTTTAAGATGCTCTTCTACGTCTTTAATATATGCCGCTGATGAATCTGTAATTAGCGCATTCAGCACCCTAAGGGCGGCCTTATATGATATGTTTTCTCCTTCAAAACCATCTCTTCCTATTGCTCTAGCAATTGTTTTAGCAGATTCAATAGTTTTCTTCCCACGGAAACTACTTTTACTATCCATCCACTTTTTTATACTTATATAGCTTGGAGACCTTAATCCAGGTTTTCTACCACTATGTAAAGTGGCAAAAACTTTATTACCTCCTATGGCAAGACCAATTGATTGTGGACCCTCGAACACACTAAAAGATACACTTCTTGCTGTTTTACCAGTAACCGTCCTATCGGTTTCTATCATATATTCTGCTATGGCCTCTTTTATTTTGGGACCATATTTCTGCATTACCACTCTGAGATTATTTCTATTCACAGGTGCTGAAGTTATCGTTAGGCATTTGTACAGATAGCGTTATTCCCCATCCAGCTAATTCATTCTCAAAACGATCCTGGAACGGCTCTGCTGTGACTTCTCCTGTTACTTGAAGGTCACTGTTCTCTAATAGAGTTCCTCTTCTTAAATGGCTCTGTAAGTCGTTAGCAACCGACAGTTGCGTGTTTAGTATATCTTGCAAGTTGTCATTGCCATAAAATGAATCGTAAGTATTGGCATTCTTGTTCTTATCGACAATATCCATAGACAACACGCTAATGTCTGCTGTCATAACGTAGTCACTAAAGACTACGTTTCCTATACTTATATGTGATAATGGAAATATAGTTGTCTTCGTCAGATCAACCTCCATTATATCACCAAAGGTTACCGTATTGGTAATATTGTTGGCTCTTAGCCTATCTTTGATTTTGTCTAGTAAGTCGTATACTTCTTTCATTTTATTTTCTTAATAGCCGCAGCTTCTAATTGGTTCTTCTCTTTCTCAAACTCAAGCCAACTTAAGGCTTGCGTGACTTTAAGTTTTGTGACTTCTTCAAATTTGAGGAGGTCTCCCTGAGCGATTGCATAAACTGATTGATACCAACCCCATTTTCGTCCAAAGCTTGCCTCAGCTCCGAGTCCCCCTGTTGAATCTCCTTCTTCAAATAGTCCGTCAAATAAATTGACAGTTCTTTCCCTAAACGATAAAAAAAAACCACAGCCCCTAGTGCTATATCAATAGGCATATCTTTCATTACCTCTGAATATTTATCTGAGCTCTCGTAGTCTTCTATAAGATACATTCCCTTTTTGTCAAACGTAACAGGACGATACAATACAGCCATAGCTTTATGCATATCACTCCAGTCAGACATATAAGTGTCTAAGTCTACAAACTCACCTAAGGATATGCTGTCGAGCTTGGGTATAAACCCAAACTCTACCTCATCTCCATTTGGGTCCTTTAATGAGAACCTACTTATCATAGGAGTATCTCCTTTAAACAACTCATTGAGGTGTGTAATTACAAAGTTGAAGTCAGTAAGCTTCATATTGTAGGCTTCCTTTAAGGTCAGCCCACAAAAGACCTCTAGCATCTTAAGATTAAGAAACTCTGGGTCCTGTGCATCTTTGTTCTCTTCAGATAACTTATAAAACTTTTGATATTCTGAAAGCTTAATTCCTCTTAACGACTTGGGGATGTCTATCTTTAATTGCTTCATACTAATATAACCATTATTTAGCGTCAGTGTACCATAAGCAGACCAAAACAAAAGATGGAAAAATTAGTTATATTAATATAGAATTGTAATTGTGAAGTCACAAACGAAAACAATGACAATTAAATCTTCTATTGAGGGTTAATATAGAGGTTTAGGGTAACTATGTTTTTTTCTGAAGTAGATCCTAAATGGCTTGATTTTATTAAACCTGATATACTATACCCGNCCNATCTCATTTTACGTTGATTTTACTAAACTGGATATACTATAACCGATTAAGCCCGTTTTACGTTCCTTTCCTTAGCGGGGCGCAAATCTCCAGCTAGGGGTAAGATACCTCTCCTATGTTTAAGGCCCTTAGAAGCCCTGTGGGGGCCTCCTTGGGCCTGTTATCGTTTGGTTGATTCGTTTTAAGGCGCGAGTATACCACAAAAAAAAGCCCGATTAAAAATCAGGCTCTTATAAATTTACTAAATTATTATATTTGTTCTATTTCATTTAATACATCTTTTATAGTTTGTTTTTTATTGCTTTCTAAAATTGTACCTATTAAAAATTCTATTTCATCGTATGGACAGGCGCACTCAGTTAATAACCATTTAGAGTAATTATCTATTTTCTTTCTCATTTTGTTAAGTTTATAAAATCCTTTTGGTTAATCTGTTTTTTAAAGTTTGTTTCATTAGTTATAAAATAACTGTCTTTTATTTCTAAGATCTTAACCGCTGTATTAATTGGGTAAAGTCTTTTTATTTCCCGCGCGTATTGGCGCGCGTGTTCAAACTGTTGTATTGATTTATTCATAAGGTGTAATGTTTAGGATTGAGTGTAAAATATACTCAATTTCATCATATTGAGTGTTAAAAAAATCTTGGCCTTTGTCGCTGTAAGATTTACCGCCGTTTTCGTCTATCATATAGGCTTTTTTTCCTAATGCTTGATACGTTATTTTATCGGATACCTCACAAACAAATTCAATGAAATTTGAATTGTCTACCTTAATAAATTGCTTTTTGTTCATCTCTTTGAGTTTTAATTTTGTTAGTGTTAATTGTAAACCCGCTGTTATCTTTGCGGGCCTTACCTTTTGCCCGTAGGCCCAAAATAACGCCCGAGTGATTGAGCATAACTAAATCACTTGTATCGCCGTCCACTACTTTAAAACCTTTATAACTGGCGGGTAAATCGTCGCTAAATACTGCGCTAACATTTGCGCCCATTTGCAAAGCTTGCAAGGTTTCCGTTTCGTTATCCTCGGCCCTAGAAAAGGTTAAAATATAATTAGGGTGTTTAATATACTTTTTAATCTTTCCTAAAACCTTAGTATAATCATAAAAGATCGTGTGCGGGTTTAGGTCCTCTATATTTAAACCCGCGTACTTTTCAAGCAAGTAGATAAAATCAATATCAGATGTGCCATTTAAACGAAAAGCGATTTTTTCGCCTTTCTTTTTGGCCTTGGCAGTTTCTTTGATTATTTCCCCCGCTAGCTTTTTAATAAATAAGCTTTTATCTTCTATATAAAAATTAGTTTTATTAATGCGGGCGCTTTGTACGTTATTAAACGCACCCCGCCCCGCTGTAAATAAGCAAGCAAGCGCGCAACCTTTGGACGCATTCGGGCATATGTTTACGCCTTTATAGTTTTGCGTATAGGGTGCCAAATAAAGTATAAAAGTTTTTAGCTCGTTTTTCTTTGTCTTTGCGTTTGATATGCCCGCGCTTAATAACCGCGCGGGGATCTTGTAATTTTTCATAATTATGTATTTAATAGTTTAGACTCTAAAAAGCTTTCAATAAAACCAGCAGGCAAATTAAATGTTTTACCCTCCGCTGTTATTGTGGCTTCTATTATCTCGGTTTCATTGGCCGTGGGCGTTTCATTATCGCCTGCCCAATCAGTAAGTAATAAGGTATATTCAATTATAAAATCGTCCCCTATATAAGTCTCGTATTGTTTGCGCTGTTTCATCTGTTAATTATTTTGTTTAGTTTATTAATCTTTTCAATTGATTTATCCATTCGCTCCATTGAATCCGCGAACGTATCATTGAAAAAAGCATATTCTATCTTGTCAATTTTTGCGGATATAATCCGCTCAAATTTGATCGTCCTATATTGTTTTTTTGACATATTAAACAAAACTAAATTTTTAGCTTTGATTGGATCGTATTTTAACGATCCACCTTTTAAATAGGATTTAACGCCAAATCTAAATTTTCCCGCGCCTAATGATTTGTCAGCGCGTGAATAAGTAAGGGAAAAAATTTTTCCTCCTTTTGTCTTTTCTAGTAATTCAAAATAATTTAAGGTTTCCATTTTTAAGCGTTTTTAATTATTAATGTAAATAGAGCAATAAAAACAAGCGTTAATA